CTTGTCTTTGCCGCTAGACCTACAGAGCTAGGAGCCTCTCCTCCCGATTGTGTAAATGTTCCGTTTATCTGCCCTGCAACGTCTAGGCTTTCAAGTATGCCATCTATTGATTGCTCGCTTAGATTTGTGCTAATAAACGCATCGGTAAAATCTGTCGCCGTACAATTATCAAAAGCGTTTGCAGGAAAATGTTTTAATGAGCTACAATAGCTCCAAGCTGCGTCAAAATTAGTACCGCTACTAAAATCTAATAAAGGAAACTCTGTTAATAAACTGCAACCTCTCCAAGTTCCAATAAAATTTGTAACTTTTCCCGTATCTATATAAGGAAAATTTGTTAAATCTTCACAACTTCTAAAGGCTTGCTGTAAATTTGTTACATTTTTAAAGTTACCGCCGTCCGTTGCTGTAATTGTTAAATTTGTGCAACCCTCAAAAGCGTTCTCTTGACTTGTAGAGCCTATCCCGTATATACCGAAATTAGATATTTCTACTATTTTAGTTTTATCTGTATTACCCGTAAAATCAAAGGTAGGAAATACTCCCGAAATACTTACTTTGTGTATTAAAGAAACTACAGGAAACTCTATAGTATGGTCTCCCGTTAATCCCGTTGCAGTATATCCGTCGTCTGTAATCACATCATAAAGGAATGTTCCGCCTCCCGTTGTTATTTCAAAATCTGTACCCGTTACATAAAACTCTAAATAGTTAATACTATCGTTATTAAATATAGTAAAATCTCTGTCAAAGTTGTTTAAAAAATACGCTTGGTTATCCTCTCTCGCTTTAAGCGATATTGTAGAGCCGTTCATTGCGTTTTTTTCTCCTCCTGTTCCTGCGTTTATCGTAACCTCTCCGCCATTCCAGAGACCTATTATTCTATAATTGCCGTTGCGGTCTAATATGATAGCGCTATAGTCTTGGTACATCAATTTAAAGGCGTTTAACGCCTCAAAACTTCTCGGTAATGTAAATGATAAATCCTGCGCCCATTCGATGCCTCCGCTCGTTATAGTAGCGTTTTCGGTATAGCTAATATTTACAGCCTCATACTCGTAAATCGTAGTACTTGGAAAGCTAGTAATATTTTGAGCGTTTGGATTGTTGTTTCTTGAGAAACCTCCAAAAATAACATCGCTAACGCCATACTTTACATAGGGAAATAGATATACCTTATCTACTCCGCCTTGAAAGTTTTTGCAATCCTCTTTATATCCTCTTTGTATTAAGTATGACATCTTAAAATTTTATTATATCGTCTGGACTCTGTGGATAAGGATCCTGCACTCTATTAGACGGCTGTCCAAAAAACCAACCGCTCCGATTTGAGACGTGCGTCGATGCGTCTACGCCGTCCTGCGTTGTCTTATACTCTGTTAAATGGTTTAATACTATCCAATCGTTAAACCTATCTATAAAAGTATCCGCCATTCCTGCGTAAGTATTCGATAACCTAGTCAATTCCTCCGCACTCATTAGATTAGCGTTGTCTGAGGTATGCGAAACGCTGCCTCCGTTAGTTACTAAGTAGTTACTTATAAGTACAAAGTTAGCGACAGACTGATATTTTGTAATTGGCTGTATATATTTAGTATAAAGCTCTAGATATAAACCAGTCAAACTGCCGTTTGTTGCGCCTGCTAGTATTACATTATACAACTCCTCGCCTAAAAGCGGTAAAATTATAGTATTTTGGACATCTGAAATCACGAACACAAAGCGGTCGTCGTCCACTCCTCCGCCTACAATAGTCGTTTGCTTAATTTCTGTCGGGGATATAAAGAGAAAATCTGCCATGTCTTATGCGTTATGTGGTTTAATTGAGACAATACTCTCATTTGTTGGTACTTTATATCCTTTGCGGCGTGCCTCTGACGTGCTAATAGTTTTAGCTAGTGGACTATTTACGTCTAATCCGCTCCCGTTTTTAAGATATATCTCTCTTTGCCATTTATGGCGACAAGTTCCTTGAGGGAAATTTGCCGACATTCTGCCACCGCCTTTATATAGCCAAATGCTATAGCTATTGCTGCCGCCTAATCCAAATCCGTCGTTTACTCCTGCCTTATTCATTTGCAAAATATCCTCTTTGCGATATAGCTTATTAGCTTGCATCATTTTTCTGCAAAATTCTCTTTGCGGAGATTTGTTACCTACGTATCTGTAACGTATTGCTATATCTTTGTTGTCCTGCACACTCTTTGAGTTAGGTCTAGCCGTACCCGTAGACGTTGCAAATTGCACTAAATCGTAAAGGTCTCCGTCTGTATCGTAATCTACGTACGCACTACTTAGCATCGTCCACTCTGAGACGTCTAGAGTCTCGCCTAGCTCTATAAGAGAGTCGGCTAACTCCGCAGGCGCTCCGTCGCTCATACAAACGTGAGTACTCATATTTAACTCTTTCATTTTTGAGATTGCCCAGTTAACACCTGCCGAGCCGCCCCAACTATCCCACATCAAACCGCCGCAACCCTCTGAGTATGGTACGTCTTTATGCTGCTGATGTCTTTTAAAAGATGCCATTCTTGAAATAGTATCTTTACTTAGATTCTCTCCGTTAGCGATTTGGTTTGCTCTTTTTTTTCCCGTTGCCTCTCCGCAACTTCCCCAGCCGTTTTTTTCAACCCATTTTAAAGCACGTTTTGCGTTGTTTTTTGCAGCCTCTGGATAGTCGTTATAACTCTCAAGCTCTATGTTTTCGCTCATACATACATGACTAGATAACTCCGCAGTCTCCTCTTTTACCTCCACAACTTCCTCAGTTAATGGAGCAAAATATAAATCTAAATTTATCCCGTAGTTAACAAGCACCTCCTCGATTGCGTCTAGTATAAAATCCTGCTTTGGCTTTATAACTCGCTTTATAGTTTGGCGCTCGCTCATATCCATCTCGTCGGCTACAGAGCTAAATCCACTCGTAGACGATAAACCTACAAGACTCGGACTAATTACTTTGTGCGCTGTCATTATCTGCGTTTTGCATTGGTCTTGCAAAGCCTCCCATTGTTTATGCACGTTACTATTAACTGGAAACGGCGTTACCTGTATAGCTACCTCTTGATCGTTAAAGCTAATAATAAAGTTTGACGCATTGCTTGAGCTTGTTAGTTTACGTTTTACTTGTCTCTCAAACTCCTCTTTTTCCTCTGGAGTGTAATTTGTGCCGTTAGGTATCTGTATTATATACCCTGCGCTTAATCCGTTTTTTATAGACGATATTTGTGTATTGGCGATTTCCTCCTCCATATCGGCAAAAACTAATCCTGCCGAATAGCTCGGACTGCCAAAATACTCAGCTCCTACAACGTAAGGCTTTGCTACATAAATAGAGTTACCTCTAGCTGCTCCGTATGCGTTATAAGATACGGGAGTATTTTCTACGTCTGTATACTTGCGCCAGTTTCTACTAAACCAATAGCGTTCAATCTCGTTTTTTTCGTTTGCTATTGACGGGATTACCATTTGCTTTGGTATATGCGTCAAGCTATGTAAATCTCCGCCTTTAGTTTCTATAACTTCAAAGCTAAACTCTCCGAATACTTGAAAATCTGCTATCATTTTGCGCAGCTCTCTAGGTCTCAATATCGTTTGTAGCCTCCCCCAATTCTCAGCGCCTAGCGATCCGCTAGATGTACGCAATCCTTTACCATAAATTAAGGTACTATAAGATTGATTAATACTGCTATTTGTAGGACTGCCGTTATTTCGGTCAACAATATAGTTGTAATACTCATTATTACGCCCGTTCATTACCCAGTCTCTAGATTTATCCTCCATTAATGGCGGTCTAGTATAACTCGTTAATGTTATTAATTTAATATCACTCATATTTTTACCATGTATAGCGGTTAGTCGTTAGCTTGTAGTCTTGAGCTGCTTGCGTTGTAGCCAATACAAGACCTCTGTAAACTATCTCTGTAGTTACGTCGTCCGTAAGTCTTAACTGATAACTATGCTCGTCTGTAAATGTATAGCTAAATACTAGAGACAGCTTATAATCTCCGCCCATTGTGTACGTCGGAGTTACGTTTGTATCCGTTCCTAGTGTACTATCTGTAATAGTTAAAGTTAATGCGTTAGACGGATTATATCTAGGTACTATCTTTATTGTATGTATACTTAAATTAGGGTCAACTATCATAAAACAAACTTCTATATAATAAAAACGAAAAAAGTCCGTTTTTGTTTCTATTTAGCAAAAAAAAAGCCTCATAAATTAATATAAGGCTCTTTTAGGGGATAAAACTAAATTAAGAGACTACTGCTAAAAAAGATGTTTGTGTAGCTGAATCCAAAAACGGAGCCAAATCCTTGCAGGTAGATACGCCCGTTAAAACGTAGCCATTCATGTCGGTTTTTGCGCCTCCAGTTTGTGATACGATTGTAAAGTCGATTCCGTCGTCAAGACCTAAAGCTATAAAGTTGCCATTTCTGTCGACTACTACAGCGCTAGGGTATCCTGCCGCTACTAGATTAAACTCTGCATTTGTTGCAGCGTCCATAGATTTTAATGTAATTGTGAGCGTTTGAGTATTTACTCGGCTGCTCGTATTTCTGTCGCCTACCATTGACTGCTCTAGTGTATTGCCGTCTCCCTCTAAAGGATAAGCATACGCCGCAGTTAGTGAGGCATTCATTGCCGTAGCCTCTCCATTTGAAATGGTAAAAGCGTCGGGTAAGCTGTCAAAAAGATATAGTGTAGACTGACCTCCAAGTCCGTCTTTGCACACTTTAGCTCGTCCGCTTGTAAGTAAACACGCCATAAGTTATAAATGTTTTTAGTTGCTTTACGCAACCGATTATTATTGTTTTAAAAAAGGGAGGCGGTTAAACCTCCCCTAGTATTTAGGCTGTTGTAGTAAGTAACCAAACTATTTCCGCTCCGTAAGAGTATCCTACAGCGCCACCGAATACAGATTTGTATAAAACGTTTCCGCTCAAATCTACTTCGTCAAGGTCTTTCACTCTTATTGAGGTAGCGTCTGAGGCTAATCCTGTACCCATTGTGATGTTAGACTTCTCAAATAAAACGATTGTGTTGTCTGCTAAGGCATTTACTACTTGCACGTTGTAACGTCCGTAAACTAATCCTGTGTTAGCGTCGCCTCCTAGTCCGTTAGCTGCTCCGTTTTGGATTAATAACTTAGTGTAAGCGTCTGCAACGTCTGGAGATACGATAAAGTTTACATCTTTACGTCTTAATGCGTAAGGTAGTGCTGCCGTAGCTGCGTCGAATGCTGCCAATACGTTAGACGTAGAGATAGCTGCTCCGATTGCTGTAATTCCGTTGTTTGCTTTTATTACGTCGCCGTCTGCTGCAAACTGAGTAACTAGTCCGCTCATTGTTCCCGCAGTTCCTGCTCCGTTCCAGATTTGATCCTCAAACCATTCAGCCAATTTTGCTGCTGTATCTGCTACGATTGCGTCTGCAATTTCTTGAGGTGTTTGATCGTTAAAAGCAGATGCTCCCATTGACTCGCCGCTCCACGTTGGACGGAAATCCTCTTTACAGATTGTAAACTCGTTTTTAAATTTTGAAAGTGTTAGTACTTTCTCTGAGTAAGCTACTGCGTCCGTTGCTGCGGTTGTTCCACAAGCATAATCTACAACTCCAAGAGTAACGTCTAAGTTTCTCAAGTTTAGTTTAAAGCCTACGTCGGGTACAACGTTAATAAGTCCAAGACGGAGAGTATCCTCCTCTTTGATTGCTTGCAGCATTATGTCTACTGCTGCCTGCCCTGCATAATTTGATGTAATTGCCATTTTTTATTCTATTTTAAATTAATTAATTTACTTGTTTGCGTTTTTGATTGCCTCAAGGATACGTCCTTGCTTTGTCATTTTTACTTGTTTTGGCTGTGAGCTTATAGGCTCTACTGACGGCTGCGCCGATAGTGTTACAACCTGCTCTTTAAGCTCTACATTTTCAGATGTTAAAGTATCTAGTTTAGACTCTAATCCGCTCATTTTAATATCCATGCTCTCAGCGTAAGCCTTAAACATATCATCTAGGATTTGCTTAATTACCTCCATTGATTCCGCCTCGTTAGCCTCGACCATTTTCTCCTCGTCCTCCTCTTTTAGCTCTGCCTCTACCTCTGGCTCTGGCTCCTCTACTACTTCCTCGTCCTCGCCCTCAGACATTGACTCCACTAGTCCGTCCTTTACTACGATTTCGCCTGCCTCATCGATTTGATAAGTTCCGTCTGCTAGTTGCACACGCTCCTCATTTTCGCCAATTAAAAAAACAGCCGTACCAACCTCAAGAGAATCTCCCTCAAATTGAATATCTAGCTCTCCAGATTTTACGCTCCCTAGAGTTACCTCTAGCTGCTCCTCGTTTTTGCTTACTATATCTTTTAGCAATGCGAGAATGCTTTTGTTACTTTTACTCATTTGTATATCGGTTTTATAATTTACTTCCTCTAACTCGACCATTCCGTCGATTGAAAAGCCTCGCAGCTCTCCCGTTTTTATGTAGTTGTTCCAGATGTCGTCATTGTCTACTTTCATAGAAACAAGCCAAGAGCCAACGGGATACTCTAAGCCATAGGCTGCGGATTTATCTTTCTCTGGGTCTGCTACTAGCCACGACTCGGTAAACGTTACGCCGTCGATCGGTGTATCATGCTCTAGCTTTGAGTTTAACTGGAAACCGCTTTGGAAAAAATTTTGTGAAAAATCTCGGATTGTTTGCTCTGAGAAAAACATCTCAAACTCGTTTCCGTCCTCGTCTACTCTGTATATTAATTGATTAGGCTGTAATACTAAACCCATTAAAATTCGTTTCTCCTCGTCTACTTTTGCAAGTGTTACGAGTTTGTCTTGTTTTGACATTGCTACAAAAAACTCCTCAGTCGCAGGGGAGTGTACCAATGAGATTGCAAAAACCCCTTTGCTGTTTTTATTGTATTTACCCTCGAATCTTTTCATACGTTTACAATATTATAACGAAAAAATCTTGTTATTGTTTCACTATTTGTTAAAATCCACTTGAGTCGACAGCATTGCGGTCAGCGCTTTGAGCTGTGGTAACGTCTCCAGAGACTACTATCGCCTTAACGGCGTTGTCTTGCCCTGTTATGCTATCTTGTATTGCGTTGCTTTCCGTTCCCTCCACTAGATTAAACGCTGGAGCCTCTGCTCCGCCCTCTGCTCCGCCGCCTAGTTGTGGAGCTGCTCCTCCTCCGCCTCCTTTGCCTAGCGCTGCGAGTCCTTTTGCTAAAGCAATCCCAGAGGTAGCGACTCCAATACCTGCCGCTAGTTTTGTGCTAGCTATATCTTTTAGTAATAAAGGCACGTCTGCAATTTTTGCAGGGTTTGGAAACGATCCAATAAATGAGGGAATAGCAGCATAGGCAGCCTTTCTCTCTGCTATACTCCTAGATGCTGCCATAATTGTTTTAGCTATACCTACGGCATTGTCTGCGATTAATGCGGTAGCTTGTAACGCTTTATTTTCTCCTGCAAGTGATGACAAAATTCCTATACCTGCTTTGGTATGGTCTATAGTAGCGTCCTCCATGTCTTGCTT